CCGCAAAATCAAACGGTAAAGAAACAGGATTAAGAAATAAGATAAAAAACATTCTTAACAACCCTGATGAAAGCCCTTATAAAATAGAAGAAGTTGTTCAAGAGTTAGAAGATTTAGGAATAGAAACAAAAGTTGGCGATAATATATATGGTAAAGCAAAAGATATTGAAAAAGAATTACAAGATTTGGAAATTGGAGCAAGTGATGCTATATTTGGATATCCTATGAACGAAGGTGGTATGGTTAAAAATTATGCTTACGGTGGCGATGTAACCGAGGACCTTGATATTTTTGAAGCGCCAGAGGATTCTTTACCAGAAGGTTCGTATGAAACAGCCAATCTTATATTACCTTTCTTTAAACTGTTTGGTAAAGCACCACCACATACAACAGCACCTATACCAACACCAAAAGAAAAATTAGTAAACCCTACCAAAAAACAAAAAGAAAGTTTGGAAGCAGAAACTATAAAAAGATCTACAGAGGATGTATTTGATCCAACACCAAATGACCGAATAAATATTGAAGAGTCAGTTACTACTACACCAATAACTAAACAACCAATGACATCAGTATTCTATTCTGATGTAGACAGATTGTTATCACGACCTGACACACCTAAGACTTTTAATTCCAAACAAGAATTTTTTGATTTCTTAAATAAAAATAATATTCGTAAATCAGAATCAATGGATTACCGTATCCCTCAGATACTAAAATTATTTGGAGATACTGATCCCATAGATACTGCCACAATCTTGACACAAGTTAGAACAGCTCCGATCAGCGGCATGCGTGTGCATGCAACAGGGCCAGGGTCCGAGCTCATTAATCCTAACGGCGCGGTAAGCGTACGTTATTCAGGATACGCAGAAGATGGTTTCATCGAAGGTAGTCAACGAGAAAGAATATTGTACATGAACCGTGATAAATTACCAGGTGACACAGGCGATTATCCGCAATCTATGTTTGGTGGAGAACAAATATTTCGTCATGAATTTCAGATACCGAATGAACAAGATACATACATTGTCGGTTGGACGCGGCTCACGGACCGTTTTGGTTTTGTGCCACCAAAGGTAGAAGGACCACAAACAAAAATAAATGTAAGTAAACTCACAAAAGAAAAAACAAAAAATGAAAGAAGTTTGCAAGGTTTATATGCTGAAGCAAAGAGTAAAATAGAACGACTAGCTAATCAACGAGGAATGAGTCAAGCGGACATTAATGATATAATGATTGATTTTGGGTCTGATACTCCTAAACTATCTGTGATAGCAAAATATGCTGACCAATTAGATGAGATAAGCCCAGGTTTAGTTAATCAAATGGATGAGCTTGTTGTTAAGAACAACGCGTTACAAGAACAGATAACCAAAGGATCGGGCGTTGATCCGAGTGGCGTGGTTCGTGTCACGTATGCGGATGAAATACAATCAGATATCCTACAAGCAGCAGCTATGCGTAAACAGCAACTAGCCGCGGCTCTCCGTAAGATACAGGAAGAAGGAAAACAATCAACAAACTTACAGGGTCTTAACCGTGTAGCAGAGGCAACTCTTAATTTCTTTGAAGAAAACAAATCAGTTTTTAGACCATTAGAAAAATCGCCTGAAGAAATGAAACTACTAAATCAACAGATGGTAAAACTTGATGAAGAGGTAGATAACATTGTCAATAAATATATTGCAACACGTGAGCTTGATGATGCAGAGTTAGCTAAACTCGGAACACTGTTAAATGATAACATTGACAAGATGTTAAACGAAGTAATGACAATTGACGGAGCTACCATGTCAGGATTGTTTCCTGATCTGCCGTTGAAAAACAGAGAAGAGTGGGCAGATGCTTTAATTAAAAAAGATTTGTATGAACTAGCATATAGAAAATTTGTATTGAAAGATCCAGACGCATCCGATTACTATGCTACAGCAACCTCTAAACCTGTTATTGAAAGATATGGTTTTAACGGTAATGCCGCTACACCAAAGGAATTACGTGATATTGATAAACAAGAACGTTTTGACATATTTAAAAGAAACGGAGAATTTAAAAGTTCTAAATACAAAGGTATTGGAATGGATGAATTCTACGGAGGACCAAATACGGTTGATGAAAAGGGTAAACACTATACTTCTACTATAGAAAAAATATTAAAGAAACAGGCAAAAGAAAATAACTCAGAAGTTATTACCATGCCTGTACAAGTAAAAAGAGGGTCAAAAGCACAATACCGAGTTACCGATCAAAATGGCAATATGGTAGCAACACTAACAAATGAAGATCAAGCAAGAGAACTAATGCGAACAAATCCAAATTATCAGATTAAGCCTATTTCTATTCCTGATAAAAAATCAATGGAGCCAGTTTTCGCTATCAAGATTACTGAAGAAATGTTAGAATCATTTGCGACACATAAAGCCAAAGGTGGACTTGTGTCTAATATTGATATATTTGAGGTAGCATAATGGCAGTTGAAAGACCAATAGGAGAACCAAACACCGACATTGAAGTAGAAGGAGTTACAATAGAAACTCCAGACATGGAGATAGAAGCAGTTGAAATGCAGGAAGATGGATCTGCTATTATAAATCCTGAACCAGACATGGAAGAAGTACAGTTTGATTCAAACTTAGCGGAATACATAGACGATGATGAACTAGGAAAAATATCAAGTACACTTATTGATGATTACAAAAACGATAAGACATCTAGAGAAGATTGGTACGATTCGTATCGAAAAGGTTTAGATTTATTAGGATTTAAATATCAGGAAAGAACACAACCTTTTACAGGAGCAAGTGGGGTTACGCATCCTTTGCTGTCTGAATCAGTTACACAGTTTCAAGCACAAGCATATAAAGAACTACTACCTTCAGGAGGACCTGTAAGAACACAAATTATAGGAACACCTGACACCGAAAAAGAACAACAGGCTGAGAGAGTTCGTGATTTTATGAACTATCAGATCATGCATGTCATGGAAGAGTTTGATCCTGAGCTAGATCAAATGCTTTTTTATTTACCATTAACAGGTTCAACATTTAAGAAAATTTATTTTGATGCAACTCTTGGAAGAGCTGTATCTAAATTTATACCAGCCGATGATTTAATTGTTCCTTATCTGGCTACTGATTTACTATCAGCAGAGAGAGTTACACATGTTCTTCGCAGAACAGAAAATGAAATTAAAAAAATGCAAGTTATTGGTATGTACCGTGATATTGACATACAACCTTTTTACGAAGACTCGCGTATTCAAGAAACAAAAAATCGAATAGAAGGAACGCAAAATACTAATTACAATAATGATAATTATACACTATTAGAGATACACTGTGATTTAGATTTACCTGGGTTTGAAAATCAAGATGGAATTAAACTTCCATACATCGTCACAGTTGATGAAGGTTCAGGAAAAGTTTTATCCATATATAGAAACTATGCAGAAGATGATGCTTTTTATAAAAAGAAACAATATTTTGTACACTATAAGTTTTTACCTGGGCTTGGCTTTTATGGCTTTGGTCTTATCCACATGCTCGGGGGTCTCTCCAGAACTGCAACGTCAGCACTTAGACAACTTATTGATGCAGGTACATTGTCCAATCTCCCTGCGGGTTTCAAGGCTCGTGGACTGCGAGTTAAAGACGACGATACTCCCCTTCAACCAGGAGAGTTTAGGGATGTAGATGCACCTTCAGGAGATCTACGTTCAGGTCTCATGCCTTTACCTTACAAAGAACCAAGTGCAACGTTATTTCAATTACTGGGATTTGTTGTACAAGCTGGTCAACGTTTTGCTACAATTGCTGATCAAAAAATTGGCGATAGTGTGGCAGCAAATGCACCTGTTGGAACAACAATGGCTCTTATGGAAAGAGGCTCTCGTGTTATGTCCGCTATTCACAAGAGATGTCATTACGCACAGAAGATTGAATTTCAATTATTAGCTAAAGTATTTAAAGAATTTACAGAACCTTTTTATCCGTACGATGTAGGGCAAGATGTTGTTCCTAGCGTTAAGTCAACAGACTTTGATGATCGTGTTGATATTATGCCTGTATCTGATCCAAATATATTTTCTATGTCTCAACGTGTTACGTTGGCACAGACACAATTACAATTAGCACAGACGAATCCTGAAATGCATAACTTGTATGAAGCTTATAAAAGAATGTACCAAGCTTTAGGAGTTACAGACATACAAGGTATTTTACCTGTACCGCAGTCTCCAACACCAAAGGATCCTGCAATTGAAAATGCTAATGGTTTATCTATGATGACTCTTACAGCATTTAGAGGACAAGACCATCAAGCACACATTAGTGCACATAGAACTACAATGTCTTCTCTTTTAGTAAAAGGAAATCCTCAAGTAATGACAATTTTTCAAACTCATATTCTTGAACATGTATCTATGTTGGCACGAGAAGAGATTGAAGCAGCAAATGCAGAAGCTATTCAAAAAGAAGCAGCGAAATATGGCGGTGAATTACCTCCTCAACTACAACAGCAGTTTCAACAAGTAATAGAAACGCAAGTTGCAGCTAAAATTGATGAGTATTTGGAAGAAATGTTCTTAGATGAGTTACAAGAAACACAAAGTCAAGGCCAAGATCCGTTA